AATCCCTTATCCGAATCTTTTACAATCCTTGTAACTGTCTTTCCGCCAATAGTCGCCCAAATCTTTCTTGGTATTGTTATAATATCTTGCGCCTTCATTCTTTCAACTCCCAAGAATGACGACAATTAAATCCACCCCGGACACCGAATGGCGTTCCACTTGCTCGGACTTCTGCTTCAGTATAACCTTGACTTGGTTCATTATCAAAAGTTTTTTTGCATATATCTCGCGTTCTTTCATCTAATGGCCCAACATATGTCCAATTTACATCTATATCTTCATAAACCTTTTGTCTTGCCAAGTCATCGAATTGCCTTATTCCATCAGCAACCGCAACATTCAATTGGCGTGTTTCAAGATTAATAGTTTCCGCCAAACGATTTACGATCGCGGAAGGTCTTTCGCCTGATATAATACCTTTGAACAATCCGTCTTTTAAATCATTTGCATAAGTTGAAGCCTTGCCAAGTAGACTTTCAACTTCTAAGTCTTGCAATAATTGAAGTTGTGCAACAGAAGCACCCGCGACTTGTTTAACTCCTCGCCTTGTCGCTTCTTCTTTTATTTTTGACAAGTCGGATTCATAAGCTTCCATTAATCCGTTGACCGCATCAGAATAACCTTTATCAAGAAGCTCTTGAAAGAAATCCAATTCCCTTGCAATCTGAATCAATTCGGTATCGCTGAATTTGTCCAATTCTTGGGCGACACGACGCAAGTCATCAAGTAAACGTTGTTCGACGTTCTTGATTTGAGTCATAAATGTATTGACCGGATCAGCCACCTAAAATCCTTTCAATTGCGGTTTGTGGTCTTGCGGGTTCTTCTACTTGATTGTTTTCATCAACACGAGCAATCAATGCTTGTAAATCTTCTTGACTAATATCAGGATTAAAATATCTTATTAGATCGGTTCTATCCATCAATCCCTTGTCAAGCATAAACTCAAGGCGTTTAAATTCTTTTTCTTGGTCAAGTGGGTATTCTACTTCCGCAAAGTCAACATAATAATTTTCGCCCATATCTTTACCCGTATGAACACGAATAATTTGACGATCAACTTCATATCTTTCGCTCTCCCAATCTTTCCATTTAGGTATATCACTTTGACGCGATTCAAGGTTTTCCATTTCCATCAAGCGCAATGCGGTTCCACTTGGTGCGTTGCCTGATTCATCCCATTTGATTCTTAAATGATTATTAACAGCCGTTTGATTTGCAAAGCTTTTGGAAACCTCTATCATTTGAAGGAGGTTTGCCGGGGAACTTACAAAAGAGAACGAACTTTCAGGCGGCATCAATAAAACGCGGTCAATACCAAGCTTCATATGCGTTGCTTCATCGATACCGGTTGCAACGGGCTGACCAAATGCAAAACGTGTAGCAAGTGCAATCTCAGTATTGACAATACCTATTTGAACGGCTGCGCGAACTACGTCGTGCGCTGCACTTGTGTATTCTGCAAATGTTACCGGTAATATTCCGTATGGATTGCGGTCATTCTCTGTGACCGTTATCTTACGACCTGCTTGGTCATATTTAAAATGTTTCCCTTCTATGCCGTCCCGATCGGCTGACCAATAAACGAATATTCTGTTATTATTATAGTCACGCCCTACTTCATATGATACCGCGAAAGGTTCTGATTCGCCATCCTTGTAATATCTTTTAAAGAACGGGATAAGATCATATTGAACTTTATCATTTACCCACTTAGAACGAAAACCCATACAACCGGTCAACCAAGTTGTTTCTGTGTATTCTTGTGACTTAGAATCCAAATGGTGTGTCAATGCAAGATATTCTTGCGCATCTTCGCCGTTTATCATTCTTTTAGGCGGTTTCTTGTATAACATTTGACGCGCCCTAGCAAAGCGTGGAACAACCTTTTGCGGAAATACCGGTACTTGATTTAATGTGGAAGGGGAAAAGTATTGTTCAATATGTTGGTCAACGTTATCGTGATAGTAAAAATCTAAAGCGGTCGCTCTTTCTGCGTCTTCCTCCGCTTGAAGTCCATTATGTGCTTGTCTTATCGACTCAAGAACAAGTTGTTCCGAATGGTCGGGAAGTACTACGTCATTAACTGTCATAAAAAGTCCATTGATTTTGTTTAGTGTAATTAGTCGCCAAAAATTCTTTTATATCGCTATGATGTTTTCTTTCTACGTGTTTTCCGTAAAAATACAAGAACGCAAATATTGCGTTAAAAGCCAACGACATACCCAAGATGAACATTACCACGACTTTGACACCATTACGCGTCTACGAACCGGATACAAGCGATTTATGGCATATCCTAGCGCGTCACTAGCGTGGGTTTGTTCTTTATCTGAAGTTTTATCAATATCATTGCCCTTCCAAACGTTCCGTTCTAAGTCCATAATTAGATTCGGACAATTTTCACAACTGAAGTTTCCTTCACGTATTAATTTATTAACTGCGTTAACACGATCTTTGACCGGAGGGTTTGCTTTTGGTGCTGATATTGTAAATCCGTAACTGCGGACGATAGCGTGGTCACTTTGAACACTTGAAGAACGTCTTGCACTTCCTGAGCTATCCGGATAACATACAGATTGCGGATACTTCTTGGACAATACTTCCATCATATCATAAGTGTTGGCGTTCTTTAATCTGACTTCATCAAATACGTGAATCCATCCGTTGCCCTTATAAAAGATTATAGATGTTAGCGCGTCGACGTTGTAGTCCATAGCAATTCCAATCTCTAACCCGGTTTCTTTTAGATCAGGGCGTTCGATAACGTGTTGTTCTCTGTCAAACTCTTTATATACGCGCCCTTGTGTTAAGTTAACAAACTTACCGTGAACGTATGCGTCAATTTGTTCTTGGCTGTATGCTTTTAATAAACTTTGTTTGTATTCATCGGATAAGTGCGGATTATCAAGTGTAGAAGCGTTTACAATGCCAATATCCATCGATTGGTCGTTTGCAAGTGCAAAACCCCAATTCAATTGTTCAGGTGTCCCGGTCAAAAAGATTTGGCTTTTAACTGCGTCCGGATGTCTAACACGTGCAATCATTTGATTAAAGACCTCGCGCTTTTGGATGAATGGTTCATCAATGACAGAGTATGCGATATTCGATCCTCGCAATGAGTCCGGTTTGTCGCCTGAACCAAACCACAAAACGCCATTCCAGTTGTGGAATATGAATTCGCTTCGTTGTTGATTGTATGTGTAATTGATTGAAGCACGATTACATATATCTTTCAACGTTTCGATTATCGTTTTCGTGGCGAGTTGATGTGACGGCGATATATACATTCCCGGAATTGGTGCATTCAAATAACTCATTTGGATACACTTTAGCGCGCCAATGTACGTCTTGCCCGAACCATAGCCACCGATTAGAAGAACAATCCGATTCTCTAAATCCCAAAACTTCCGTTGATGTTTTAGCATATTGTCTTTTTTTATTCGGAATATCACTCAATTATAATCTCATCCTTTGTAATATGTTGTTCAACTCTTTCAAGTGCTTTACCTTCTGTTCTATCAGCTATAAACTGAACCGCCCAAGACTTACCTTCTAAAGCGTATTGAAATACGCGATGCATTACTACATCTAGCTTGGTCAATCCATTTGTGCTTCCTTCTTCTTCGCCAATCTTACGTAATATGTCCGGGATTGATTGACTGCCTTTGGGCCTACCTTTGCCAACTGAGGCGGTGTTTCCCGCTACAAATTGCCCTTTATTGTTCCGATTTTCCCCGTTTTCAATCGGCATTTTCAATTCTTTCTGCTTTATTACCGGTGTATTCTTCCCATCGCTTTACAATTACATCGCAGTAATGAGTATCAATCTCCATCCCATAACACTTGCGATTTGTCTTTTCACAAGCTATTAGCGTTGAGCCAGAGCCAAGAAATACATCTAAAACAACTTTTGGGTTACCATAATTACTAAATGACCATTCTGCTAATGCAATGGGTTTTTGTGTTGGATGTATTCTTTTTTGACCTTGTTCTGAACCCTTTATCATTCCGTGCCACAAATGTCTAAAAACATCTAACCTCACACCTTTATTGACAAATGCTAACTCTGCACCACTAAAAACATTACCTTCTTTTTCTTTATCCCAAACTAACCAACCATAGCCATTTGGTATAGATTGACAATAATAGTTAGCACCCCAGAAAATTAAGGTAGAATCAAAATAATTCTCAACGCACATATTAAAAACACTCACAGCAACTAATATATCATTATCGTTTAATATCTGTCCAAAGTCGTTACCATCTGTTTTGCCTTTTATCCCTTTTCCATTATGCTTTATTCCATAAGGAGGGTCAGTAAACACCATATCAACCTTCTGCCCATCCATCAATCGTTCAACATCTTCCTTCTTTGTTGCATCGCCACATAATAAACGATGCTCACCTAATATCCACAAATCGCCTTGCTTTGTGATAGATTCTTCTACCTCCGGAACGTCGTCATCTTCAATAAGCCCATTGACTTGTTCAGGCTCTTTAAATTGTAATTCATCTTCACTAAATCCCCAATCAATCAATTCCCCAACGTCAAAATGATTGGCTAATGCATCCCAATCCCATTGACCGGTATTTTTATTTAATCGAACATTTAATTCTTTTTCTTTGTCTGGTGTTAAATCAACCTCAACGCAAGGAACGTCTTTATATCCCAATTCTTTTGCTATCTTTAAGCGTTGATGACCGCCAACTAATATATTTTTGCGTTCTTTATGCGTATTAACGATTAAGGGATCAACAAAGCCGAAGCGTGTAATTGAATCTTTTAAATCTTGATGTTGGTCTTTGGTTAATTCCCGCGGGTTATATTCAGCAAATATTAAATTGCTAACATCATATTGCTTGGTTGTGAGTTGACCGTTTGGCATTATTTACCAATAATTCTTTGTGCTATTCGATGCGATTGGGCGAAAGTTTTGCCTTTGCGCATTTCAGTTGCCATCTTTGATAAGTGTCTTTTTGTATGGTGTACCATATGAGAACGCATTTGTTGCCTTTGCCTTGCGGTCAACCCGTTTAAATTAATTCCTGTTAGATTACGAGCCAAAAATTACATCCTTTTGATGGTGTTTTTCTTACCAACTTTTGCTTTCATCTTATTTTTTTTCTTCTTTTTCTTTGGGTTTAATTTACCCATTCCGTAATGACTTGGCATTTATTTTCTCCTTCTTCGTTTTAAAGCTGCGCGTCTTATATCCGTGTCGTGTTTTTTAGTTCCTCGAATCATTGAATTGACTCTAGCCATTGCCCAAGTTGACATTGTAGCACCGCTTCTCGATCCCGCCCCAAGAAAAGCACCTTGACCACGACGGTAGGATTTTTTCAAGTCTGTTAGGTTGAACAACTTTGATTTCTTAGCTTTTGCGCGTAATGATTTAACAACGGTTGCGCTTAATGGTTTACGCTTTACTGCCAAGTTTGATCCTTTTATTAATTAATGATCTTGGAACTCTTTTGCCTTCCTTATAAAGTTTTGAAATCTGTTTTATTACTCGCGCAAGTTCTGCACGTTTTGCGCCTTTTACCCCTGATAAATATTTTTTTGGTAGTCCGGTTCTTTTGTCTTTGATTGCTTTGCGTATTTTAGCCATTTGATTTCTTTAATACTGATTGCGCCCAACGACGACCGGCGTTTCCTCCCCATAGTCCCCAAGCTATTGATGCGCGACTTTTAGGATCGCGTCTATTTCTGCGCTCTGCGGGTGTATCGTGACGAGCGAAAAAGCTTGTCATCCTTCTAACGGTTGCAAGTGGTATGTTCTTTCCTGATGATAGGTCGCGTCCACGTGCTACACCGATTGCAGTTCCGCCCTTGCGTGACTTTGGAACCTCGCGTCTTGTTTGTAATGCCGTACGTGCCGTCCTTCTAACTGATAATGGAGGAATTGGCATATTTAAAATATCCTAACCGGTTAAGATTATTTTCTTGTTTTTCTGTCTTTCGCCTTCGCCTTGTATGTTTTGCCATAATTGCGAGTAGGGAAACAAATCAACCCTCTACTATATTGGGGTAAAAGTTTAAAGATTATGGATTGAAATGACGTGTTTTTTTACAAGCTTGATAAAAGTTTGTTTTAATTGTACTTACGCTTTTACCTTGAAGTTCAGCGATTCCAACAAATGAAAATCCTTGCACTATCCTCATAAAAACAATCTTTTTTTGAATATCGGTCATATTTTGCCACCATTCACAAGTCCATTTAGCAAACTTTCTTTCGTCTTTGTCAAGGTTGTCATAAAATTTATTATGTTCCATAACTTCCTTAACTACGTTTAGTCTTTGTATGGCGATTTTTGCCAAATCTGCGGATTCTTCGTCGTATCCTTGCATCACTTTATTGATTGTAATATCACTTTTACTAATACCAAGACACCGATCAAACCAATCCAAAGCATAATGAGTCCAAAACCCATCTTGAATATAAAGTTTGCAATATCTAATAAAATACCCATTAAAAGAAATCATCCTTTTTTGGTTTAAATGTGCTTTGGTATACGTGATGCGTCATTCCTTTGTCTGTCTTTTCTTTGTTCTTAGCGATTACAATATTCGCCCAACCGTTTTGATTTTCAATTTCTTTAAGTTGTTCCATAAATTCATTGACCTTGATTCCCGCGTTTATTAGCGAACCGCCGTCATCGAATACAACTTCTTTCAAAGTAATTCCGTTTATGTAGTTCTTTTCTTGCATTTTAACTCCCATTTTTATTGGGGACAATGAATGCGCCAACATTATCACTTAAACAAATGTAATTAAAACAATTTTCAATCACATAGATTATTTATTTAAGTTATTTGTCCCCATTGTTTTCAATTAATAATTCTAAATATTTTTTAGCCTTTTTTAAATCTTGTAGTCCGTCTTTTTGTTTATACCTTGTAATATATTTTATAATGTTTCCTTCGCAAAATCCCATATCGTGTGAAAGTATATATTTGGTCGTTTCAATGCCTTTTTTATAATATTTTGGATTTATTGGATCAGATGCCACAATAACCTTCTTCGCACATAAAAAGCTCTTCTTGATCTTCTTGTAAATATGCTTCTTCTATTGGTTTTCTGCTGCTATGTAAATATAGCTTATCTTTTAAACCTTTATTTATTAAAGAATTTCTTATTGCTTTGTCTATTTTAATAACTTTTTTCCACTCTTTAGGATAATTCAATTTTATATCTTTCCACGTAGGGTTTGAATGAAAAGGACAAAAAATACAAGCTGATTTTTTTATATTATAAAATTTATATTTTTCTAAAAATTTTACACAATCTTTGCGGTCAATTCTTTTATCAATAAGTGGATATTCATAAGATACATTGTACAATGATGATGTTTTCATTCTTTGAATTTCATCCATTGAAATACCAAGAAATATTTTTGTTGATTTCATTCTTTGATATTTTTTTAATCCGTGCAATCTTCTGACTTCTTTCATTACAACATCAATTTTGTATTCTGCGGTACATTGTCTTCGTACCATACCGCCCGATTCAGAAAAAGCGGGTATACTTGCAATTCTTACATTAGTGTCTTTTGCTTTTAATATATCTTTGTAATATGATTTTTTCTTTTTAATTAATGGGATTCCATTATTTTCTTTTTGCCAAATATTTAATTTTTTCCATAAATCATATGTATCGGGTAGTTCTGCGCCCGGATCGGCAAAAATTGCATAATCTGCTCGTTCTATATGATTTAAACTGCTCATTAAATACATTGCAGTTGATTGTATTCCCAAACCAAGTGAAATAATTTTCATTTTGGAACGCTCCGAATATTGGTTTGAATGGAATTCACATTCTTTTTGTGTCTTATATATGGCGTTTTGCATCCCGTACAGCGATACACCGGGAATTTGTTTGCAGTAGTAAAATAAAATGTTTCTAGTTCTTCTAAGTCCTCGCAACCGCAATTTGGGCAAACGTCAGCATCCATCAAGACACCAAGATTGGGATGGTTCTTCATATATGGTCTTATTTTTAAATATACTTCTTCAAGTCCAATGACATCGTGCCGATTATAACTTTCCATTAGATCAAGCGATTTTTGGTCGCCCTTCATACAATCAACCCAAAGGTCAAAAGATGTTTCAAGTTTGTTTTGCAATTCAAAATGTTTAGTCAAGTAATCTTGTTTATATGAAACAAAAGCAAATTCACGCCGGGCAACTTTTAGCGTATCAATCGTTCTATATGGCGAGGGCGGTTTTATATCGTTATCAATAAAACGCGCGTTTAGTTTTCTTATATCAAAGCGGTCAAGATTGTGACCGATTACAATGTCTGCTTCGTCCAATAGCTCCCAAATGGATTGCAAAACCCGATCGTCTTTTCTTTTCTTGGCTTCCCGTGAGGTTACTATATCGGACATTACGTTTTCATCATATAACCATTTAGCCGCCCAAGATATGACAAACCACGTCTTTTCATTACCGTCTTTATCTTTTATTATGTTATTATGTGAAATAAATTGCTTGTATAGTCCCCAAACGTATACTTCCATTAATGAAGTTTCAATATCGAATAATAATATCTTTGGAAGTCCGATTTCAGGCGATTCGATAGGTATGCTAAACTTCTTTTCACATTTAAAACAAAAGTAGCGTTGGTTTTTATCTTGACCTTTATTGGTATAGTAAAAACCTTCTTTCCTTGAGTAGCTGCTTTTACAATATGGACATTCTACGCTCATTTGACACCTTTGGTATGTGGTAAGGGATCATAATTTTATTTTTTTACTACTATCTTTCAAGTGAAGATAACCAACATATTTCATTATTTTATCATTATTTTCAAAATCTGTCGTGCTTGGTTGTTTTCTCCATTCCCAATTAAAATCGTAATTATTTTGTTCTAATTTGGTAATATTGAAAATGTACAAATCGTTATTTATTAAAACCGCATAAATAAATTCCCGATCGTGTAACTTTGAAAAATATGAATTGAAAGCATATTTACTGAATTCGATTATTTGTGTTTCGTAATACTTGCGCCTTGCTTTTATCTCAACAATATAATTTTTGTCGTATGCGTCAAACTGAAGATATTTTTTGGTAGGTTTTTTTAAATTTAAAATAAAATGATTATTTATCGTTTGCCTTATTTGTTTTTCAATTTGATTCATTTTTTATTTCTTTTAATAATTCTTCCAATTCAAAGTTTTTATATTTTTTAAGTTCTTTATGCCTACGGCGCAATTCATCGAATTGATCTTGTCCGAACTTATTGATGTACCATTTGAAATATGGCCATTGGTCAAATCCGTGTTTAAAATTGCACGGCCAACATTGTGTGTGACAATTACCGTCATTGGATATGTCCCACCGTGTTGAATGGTAACGCCTTGTGAATATATGACCATTCGTGAGACGTTCCCGACTTCCGCATTGTACGCATTGACCGTCTCTTTCTCTGATGTATTTTGAAACGGCAAAATCAAGATTTTTAACTAATGTTTTGCGACTTGGTTTTTTTGGCATCTTTAATCCATTTTATCAATTCAAAACAAAGTTCATACGGGACTTTGCTTTTTTCGTAACTGTTCTTCATACCTTGTGTCCCTGTTTTACTTCCTCGCGGTGCTGCTTGATGACATTTATCGCCATTTTTACAAATAGGTTTTGGAATCCAATTTAAATTAGTCCAAATATCAGTTGGCTTCATTCTGTCATCGCCATATTGACAATATGTGACAGTATGCAAGAAATAAGGATTTATTAAATTTAACTTTCTAAGCTTACCGCGTGGATTTTCAACAATATAAATCAAATCTTTGTTTTGTTTTTTTATATCGTTTATTATCTCCATTGTCTTTTTTACAATATTTACACCGTGAATTGCTTCTTTTGTTTTGGGAGTATGATCCTGGTTCCAATGATGACCAATAGAAGCGACACTAAAATAAGTACAAGGCGGAGATGCCCAAACAATATCAGGATAACCGCCTAAATTTTTGACGGCTTCATTAAGATTAAAATTAAAAATATCGCAAACTTGGTCAATATTTTTAAAATTTTTATAATCTGAAGTATATGTCATATATCCGAAGTCTTCAGCAACTTTAGAAAAACTTCTTGAACCGGCAAACAATTCAAGAATTTTCACGTTTTTTGCTTTCCAATGCTTGAATCCATTTTTCTTTCAATTGTCGAATAAGTGTTTCCGGCTTTTTATCTTTTATCGCTTTTAAATATTCTTTATGAAGTTGTTTTTCTTTTGATTTTATCATAGTTGTACCAATTGTTCGCGGCATTCCGGACAATAAGCATAGACACCGGGTTTTATTTTTCTTTTGTAACAACCTTTAGAACATCCCGCCAAAATCATATTGTCCTTTTTTTCTTCTTCTTTATACGATCCGGATGTGTTCTTATACCATTCTTGGCGACAACAATTCCGAAACGCTGAAGAATAATTTTTATAACGTTTATCAGAAGCGCTCAACCAATCAACAAAAGAATTATAATAAAATTCTATATTCAAACGTGGAAAGTCGTTTTCATACGTTACAAGATTGTCTTTGATTTCTTTTAGTTGTTCTTTTTTAGATTTTCGCTTTTTGTCTTTATCCTTATCCTTATGTTTATCCATATATATATCCTGTACTGTACTTAGTTCAGTACTTAGAACAGTTGGGGAACTGTTGGGCAAGTGTTCAATTATTTTGTTTAACCCATACTTTTCTAATATTTTGATTACTGATTTATGAGCGTTCACTTTTTCGTTCAATTCCCCATATTGGTATTCAATGAACTTGGGAACAAACCATTTGCCATCCTTGAATTGTACTATCTTTCGGTTGAATGCTGCCAAAACTTCTTGTTCATCAAGATCAACGCCGATTTGAAAAGAAGCCAAATCAATATCGACTTCCCATATACCGGCGTGATCGCAATTGTCCAAGAGATAAAACCAAAACAACTTGTGTGCCGGTTTTAACTCCCTTATCCATTTCTTTTTCCATTTTTCGGTTGACGTGAATCGTTTCGCCACTACATAACCCTAATAAATTGCGCTATTAAATAGAAGCAAGTGAAAGCGACTACATAATAAGTTAATTTATCAGACTTGTTCGCCCGTTTGCGGGTGTCTTTCCTTAGATTCATTTTGATCCTCCTTTGGTTTAATTTCTTTCATTGTCCAATCGTTGCGTTCTAATTGCTTATAAATGCGTATAAAATCGCCACGTTTGTCTTCTGCAAGTTCCTTGTGAACAATTATCGCCATTGTTTGTTCACCTTCTTTACTAAAATAAAATATTCGATTTTCCATTTTATCTCCGATTATAATAATTTAAACAATTCTTTAGTATTTTTAACGTCTTTTTTTAGATCGTTAATCTGATTTTCTATTTGTTCGCATTTTTGTATTATCGAATAATATGATGAATTCAAGAATCTTTGGTTGCGTCGTATATCTTCCGTAATTCTCGAAGTAGTTGTTGAAGTTGTTTTGTGCTTAAATCGTTGATTTTCGGCTTCCTTCCAAACATTGAAAATTTCACGTCCAATGTCACTTTTATTCCCATCAACATTTGAGCCTTTGCGAATTGTCTTATTAAGTGCGTCCATTGGTCAACTTCCTTCATCTATGGTTTGTTGTGCTTTCTCTTTTATCCATTCTTTATCGGTATTTTCAAGCAACCAATTTAAATATTCCAAAGGTAAATCTTTCCATTTTTTACCTTTATGTTTGCCAAATCTGACCGTGTCGTCTTCTTCTTGTTGATGGATTGCGTTCTGTACTTCGTCGCCCGATGCGATCGAACCCACTAAACCAATGTTTAAGAATCCAAGTGCGCGTCCTACGGATGAGGTTTCGCAGTTTTCCAAAGCTGAAGTATTATTAATCTGACTACTCCCAATAACTTCGTATGCTAACCCGGTAAAGTATCTTTTTGGTTGTTCAACATCAGGCATTACCTTTGTTTCAACAATGAACATTCCGTCGGCTTTTAACAATTTACTCACAATCCGACCATTTGGATATAGTTTATGGAATTCTTCAACGCGCTCATCAACAAGCACATATTCCTTCCCGTGTATTTTAATTGACATTTTGTCCTCCTTTGTTTAATCGTTTTATTTTAACAGTTTCCCGAATAATATCGGTAATTCTTTTTGACTTTTCAAAATACCATTGATTTTTTTGATCATCAAATTTTTCAGGTTGTTGACATTTATAAGCATAATGAATATGATAGTTTGAATATCTTTCAACAATTTCTTCGGTAAGTTCTTTAATAGTTGAATATTTAAGACTATGGCCTTTTGGGCCGTACTCTGTATCAATCTCTACATATGCCATATATATTGAGTTTTGCATTTATCCTCCAAAAAATAGTTGGCGGGGTATGACGATTTTAGGAGGATGCGCCATCGGAGAGAGTGATGACGTATGGGTAATCCCCGCCAAATTAATGTTATGACCTCCTAAAATCATATTCTAATATACTTAAATTTTATAAATTTTCATCAATGTTTTAAGGCTCAAGCGGTTTATCATTATGTGAATTAATGCAATGTATATTTCAAAAAATCAATAATCACTTCGATTTTAATCAATTGTTAAGCTTAAGCCTTAAAGTTTAACACAAGGATGGCTGTTAAGCCACCCTTTGATTTATTTCTTCTAAAATATCTAATAAAAATTTAGTCATTTTTACAAGTGATTCATCTAAGTTTAAATCATTATCTGTAAATTTTTCCATATAACTATTAAGTTTGCCCCTTATGATTCTAGAAGCTTCTAACCTATCAATTATTTTAGTATCTAAATTTAGATGGTTTGTAATGTATTCTATTTGCGGGTTTGTGTTTTTCATTTTCATCCTCCTACAGATGTTTTTTATTTAATCGTTGAAATAAAGTAAAAAAAAAATATTATTTATGTCAAGAACTTTTTTTATAAACCTTTTCCGTTGATTCTTCCTTTAAGGTATGCAAGATCATCACTAATGTCGTTTAATTCTTTTATTGTATCTTCGTGCCTTCTATCGCGTGTTTGGTCAGAAGAATTCCATCTATCCACAAGTTTTACACATATTGACATTGTATTGGAAACGGTTGTTTCAAGTTTGGCAATATCTTGACGAATTTGGTCTAAGTCTTCGTTTTGTGCTTTTTGCGATTTAATTAAATTCATAATTAAGGCAATAAATAAAAAAACGATTACCCCGATCGCTCCATATTCTGCGTATATATTTTCCATTATCTTACTTCTACCTTTTCAAGTCTTTCGTGGTAAAAACAAAAATAGTCGCCTGAATGGCTCGGTTTACGTCCGTAATAGTGTTTTTGACCATTTGTATCATTAATATATAGTTCCGCGCCTGAACACCCTAAAAAGAGCGTTAAAACAATAATCCTTCCATTTTTCATTAGTCTTCATACAACTCCGCGTTAAGTGAATCTAATCTTTGCCAATCTATCGAATCCGCTTTAATACTGATCATTCCCATAAGCGAATCAACTTCAAACATCTTTTGATATATTTGCTCAAAATCTTTATTGTATCCAAAAACATATTGTTCTTCCGTGCATTTAAACATTCCAAATAATAAAACAATCGTTATTACTGAAGTATAAAACGCCGTATATAAATGTTCAATTTTATTTAAAGATTTTTGAGTCATTAAAATTCCTCCTCGATAGTTAAAGATATATTTGAAATGTCGGGCGCGACTTGTTGCATATCTAAGGTATTATTGGCAAAACGTCCGAAGATATGTTCTGATTCTGCATTTGAACCAACTGAATCTTTGTCAATAGAAAAGATAAAAGGAATATGATTGCCGTTTGTCTTGTTCCAAACATCTTCAACGAATGAATCGTCAGTTGCATTCCTGGTTCCGTATTCATCAGGCATTAAGTCGGTATTATTTAAAAAGCTAAATTTAAGATCATAAATCAAACGACCGCCAAAAGAATCTGCGCCATTTGATGCAGTTGTAAAAGGCGATTTTGATGTTGTTGTTGCAGTTCTTCCAAAGGTATTCAAGTTGCTGAATCGTTGTCCGCCAAGTGATTCTTGCAAGTCGTTCAATCTATTGAATGAAATCAATCTTGAAATCTCTAAATCTGGAGCGTGTGGCATTTCATAGACTTCGCCTAACAATATACATCCGATGAATAGATCGGTCGAACTAAATGTTGCGCCACTATTACCTTCAAATTGTATTCCAAAATATCGTAATGCGCTTTCATCAAAAGTTACGATCGTGCTTCCGTCCGCACTTGGCGCGATGTGATTTGTACTTATTGCACCGTTTACGACGTTAACAGAATTAGACATAGCCGTTGCGCTTCCCATATCAACGGCGGAAACGTGGCCTTCGGTGTTACTTGCTTTGATTAACATTTTAGCATCAGCCGAAGCCATATTATGATTTAATATCGCAACAAAAGACTTCTTGGCGGTTGTGCTTTGTGTATCAATGTTTATAAGTACGTGATCGGATGTTCCCGCGCTTGTGTTAAAATCAACTTTATTTAAAGGACGCATATCAAAAAGTTCGGCTTCTGATCCGGTTTGAACACCAATCAGATTGCTTCCGGTTATTACGTCAAAGTTTCCGTTCTGTTCTGTTCCGCGACTCATTAAAAAATTGATTAAGTCGGGATAAAATCTTGGTGTTCTAATGTTCATATTTGCCATTATGATACCCTTATTGCTTCGATGTTGCTTGAATTAATGTTTTTGGCAATATCTGTTATCATATAATAACCGGCTGCGGTATTTTCAAAGGTTGTCGTCGTTGCGTCGAAGGTTGAAGTTGTTGAACCCCAAGAACCGCCAAGCGTTTGACCATATAATTTAAATTCTGAAGGCCAATTGCTAAAGTTAATAATATCGCCAATTTCTAAATGATTATATCTTGGACGTGATGTTGAAAAAGTGATTTTGTTTTTTCTATCTTTTAATAAATATAAATAAGCTTCTGCAAGTTTTGTCGCGGTTGTTTCGTCTAATATTTCGTTAGCTTCTATTTGCAATTTTAAAACTTGATTGAATCCGCTAACGGTCGTTCCTTGCGAAGTTGAATCCGTTGCGGTTGCTTCTGATTTATTTTGTTGACCGCCATAGTCGTGATTATATTTTATAAGTATAGAATTCTTAACGGCATCAAGTGGCGTTTTAGAAATTTTCACGTTGTTAAGATCGTGGTAATCAATAGTGTCATCTGCTGAGGAATAATCATCCGAACGTCTTAATGTTTTAATTTTAAACTTACCATCGCCACCAATAAACACATAAGAAAAACAAAGTTTGCAAAGTCTTTCAATAAAGCTTTTTGAATTCATAAACTTAAATTGAGAAAAAGCAAACTTTATATCTGATATTGCGTCCTCGTAAATATCGCCTAACAATCCATTAGTTGTATTGCCTGACGTGTCAAAAGTTGCAAAATCTATATTGGTTGATGACATACTTAATTCATCGCGCAAAACATCTTCAATTATATATATTGGGTTTTCAATTAAAGAATTTGTAGCATATCCATTGTCGCCACTTTGCCCACTCCCTCTATTATCTGCGTCTATATATGAACCATACTTTCGCCCTTTACCTGAAAAATAAACATAGTTGATATTGCTTGGAGTTAACAATGTTTCCGTTCTTGTGATTGTTTTTATAGGCTCAAGAACTATTTCTTCGGTTCCGTATCTTGTTTGTACGGTTCTTGTAATTGGACTTCCTTCAATCGTTTCAACAATTGAAAAATCTTCTATATCTTCAATATTAAAATCAACTACTATTCCCGATTCAACTATTTCAGCCGATTCGTTTGCGGTGCCTGATAATAAAGAATAATCAATAGAACCTTCAAAATCCCAAGCTGAGGTTTTTCCTGAATACAAAGAACCAATATTAGATTTTACTTCTGAATCTGAAGACATTGAATCAATATCAACATTTGCCGAATTAGCGGTAAATCTAAAAACGTCGTTATCTTCTCCGCTCAAATCCGTAACAGTACCCCAACGAACCAAAGTATTGACCGAGCCAAATTCTCCTAATTTGCTTAATTGAGGAATCGCGAAAGTCATCGTTGAAACTGAGTTATTGCTTGTTGCTCCGTTTGCTGTCCAAGTTGCCAAAGTAGAAAAAGAACCATCGCTTGTGTTTTCTTCATTTGCAACTGCACCGCTGCCGGTAACACTTTCAGAACCCAAATTTGATGTACTTAAAGGATAAAAAACGGAAGCTGTGCCACCTCGGTATTCAATTTCAGGATTGCCGGTCACATCAATTGTCCCGGTTATGGTTGGATAATATCCATTTTTATAAAAGTATATATTTTCATTGTCCATCGTGTGCAATGCTTGTGAATCTGCCAAAGCTTCTGATCCGGCTTCTTGCACGTCCCAAATATCCGTAATAATAGCGGGGAATGCGCCTTTGTAAAAATTATAATATTTATCAAAATGCGTGGTCGGAATAGTCCCGATATTATCTTTTTCGTGAAAATCTCCATATGCCATCGGAATTGGTTTGCCTACATTATTAGCCGGGGCGTTTGTATATGTAGATGAATCAACGATGTTTGTTGGGATTTGTTTATGGTATTTAGATGAATTATCCAAAAGCGTTAAGGTGCAATTATTTCGGTCAAAATCTATTTCTCCGGATATTATACCGGTTGCAATCATACGCGCCGAAGTGTCAAGCGTTGAAGTTTCGTTTGTATTTAGGAATAATTCCCATTTACGATTTGCAAAGTTATTAGTTGACAATAGATCGGTAAACCTTCCGCCTTTTATCGATATATCAGAATTTATCAAAGTGACAGAAAGATTCCCTATTGTCGTTGTGAAATTAAAAAAATCTAAACTTTGCCGAAGCGTTCCAAACGATGCAACAATTCCATAATAAATGTCGGAGCCATCTTCGCGGTGTCTATCGCTAACGCCAATAAAATTACTTTCGTCATTATAATATAGTTTTAACACCCAAAAAGCGGTTGTATTCGCGTTTTTTAGTGCGTTGCTTAGTGAGGTATCAAATGATAACATTATCGATTGATACGAGCTTGACCGGTTGAAATCGCTTTATTGATTGCCGGAATTAAATTGTTAGCTGCAAAATTGTGATCCACCATTCCGCCCTTAAAAGTTTGATTAATTGTAATGCTTGGCGAGGACGAAGCTTGAGTTGGAGAAGCACCAAATAAAAATTTAGTAATACCTGCGCTGATTCTGTTCATTCCTCCGGTTGCTTGTGTCATAAAAAAATCATATAATTTAGCTTGTGCCACCATCAACGCCATTTGTATAACAGCGCGTTTTAATGATTCTCCTATATTGTCACCCATAACCGCCGAACTTAAAAGACTTGACGCGGTCTTTGCTGTGAATTCTGCTACTTTTTTTGATTCATCCGCTATTTGTTTATTTTTATCAACTACAACCGGCAAAAGATCAAGCTTCATTTTTTCAATACCAAATTCTTCTTTTTTTAATTCTACAATTCTTGTATTTGCTTCAAGTCCAAAATCTTCTAAAGTTCTTGTATCCTCTCCTTTTATAAGATCACTTATTGCCCTTCTTGCTGTTGCCATTGCTGATCGGGTTTTTTGTATTGCATCAACTGCCATACTTGCCATCCCTGATAAACTATTTGTTACAGAAATAACCGCCGGTTTTAAAATAAATCCTAGTTCTTCGCCTAAATCTCCAAATTGATTTTTCATTTGTTCAATCGAACCCGCCAAAGTATTGGTTGTTTCCTTTGCTTGTCCTCCAAATAAATCTGCAATTACCTTGACAGCTTCTCCCGCTTTCATTTCTTCGGCGGTCAAATCTCTTAGTTGTGGTATTAATTCGCCAAGCTCTCCACTTAATCCACTAAAAGTCTTTGCCGTATTTCTAACGGCTGACTCTAAAGATATTCCGGTTGCTGCGGAAAGGTCAACAGAAGCCGATATGATACTTTTAATTTGATCTTCGTTAAATTTTAAAGACGCAAGAAAAGCTTGTTGCGATATGATAACTTCATCGCCGAAAGTTGTGACCTTTTGCAAGGCTGAAGCTTGTTCCAAAAGATTTTTTGAAGTTCTTCCAAGTGCGGTCGAAAGTTGTTTTTCTGCTAATTCTTGTTGCGCTGCCAACTCAATAACGCTTGAAAGTCCCGATACGATTCCTTTAGCTGCGAAGAATACTGCACCGGCTTTGGCTGCAGCTTTTCCCATTTTTGCAATACCACCTTCAACGCCTTTTAAATCGTCTTTTGTTTTCTTTGCTCCAACTAATCGGAGTTTTAACAATAGGTCTTTAATCGCCATTTTCTTTCTTTCCTTTTTCTTCCATACAAGCAGTCATTTCATTGTCAATTATTGTAAAACAATCTAATCGATGCGCTGAAATATCATCAAGTTTACCAAGCGATATGTTGAATCGTTTTATGTAATTATATTCGTTAATCATATCATAATGCCAAGATTCAAGCAAATAAGAACAATCTGCGAAGAATGGAACGGTATAATACAAAATTTGACCATCGGTGTAATGTTCACTAGGTTCACAAACTTTGTCAATAATATTCCATATGTCATCGATCGTGTTTATCCTTACCGCGTTGTGTTTATAGGTAACCGGGAGTTTCGCCACAGTATAGGGGAGGCGACTATATGATCTAGGCGGTTTTGGAGTACCGAAAAAACTGCACCAAACCGCAAGGCTTAACCCCCGGAATCCTTTTTTGCCGGATCAATCCCCAAGTATTCAAGAAATACCGCTTGAAGAACTTTGTCAATTTCAGGCATTTCCATTCCTTGAAATTCTACTTCGCCTAATCCGGCTATTTCGCCCACACGCTCAAGAACTGCGTAATATGCGTCAACATCCATCTTGCCCTCCCACCAAGTCATCGCGTTCAATTTATGCAATTCCCTTCTTTCTGCGTATGTGCATTCGTTTATTATGTATTCTTTCCCATCGACTTTAATTGTCATTTTTGCGCTCCCTATGTTATTATGATGTTATATCAATTGTAAACAATGCGTTTGAACCATCTGCCATCGCTTTGAATGGTAAATCAATAAAAACTCCCGCATCGGTATTTGTATGGGTGTATCCGGTATATTTAGCGGTTGGAATATCGAAGTCAATTGTCGATCCGTCGCCAATACTAATATTAACGGAAGTTCCCGCCCTAAAATCTGCGATTGTATCAACAACATTGTCGTCAAGCTTTGCGCTAACTGTACCCGTTACGTTGACTTGCCCACCTCTCATATATGCGGAAGGTTCGTGACTAATTGAATTGACAGTTGAAAAACCTACTCTTTGAGCCGGATTTGATATAGTCATTTCAAAGTTATTCAAAACAACATCATCGCCACCAATTGACATTGTTGTACAATCGAAAAATCCTTTTGTGAAATCTACTGCTGTTGCGTTCGCGGATGTTCCTTCGCTCCCTATTACTGGTTGGTATCCACTAAAGAACACACCTGAAGCAGTAAGCCTTCCGCCGTTGACGGTTGGGTTCATTGATAGTGTCAACTCTTGTAAAATGGATGAGTGCATCAAGCGATCTTCGTCAGCGTCAGGCGATGAAATAACAACACAAGCATATTCGCCGGTTGATGCGCCTTCCTCATATGCAACCGTTGCTTGGTTGCCGGTCATTACAACCGTTCCACTTGGTGAGTCATCTTCTGACACCAGCTGAAGTAATGATTGAAGAACCGTGACGTTTTCAACCGCGTAATCGCTAAAAGTAAAAGAATATGTTCCGCCCTTATTTACAACGATATGATCGTCCGGTCTTAATATTCTTTGACCTGATCGTTCTATTTCTGCTCTTTGTGAACCCTCTGAGAAATCAATATCATTGACTTCGGGTGTTCTTAATTTATACAATGTTCCGGATACACTATTCGCGCCAAGATTGCCCGTTTGAATTGAAAAGAACGATTCAAATTGTTTTCCGGAATATACTGTTTTATCTAAACCTGCCATTATTTATTCCCTTTTTGTTTTTTGATAATGTATCCACCATCCAATAATTCTTTGGGCGGATTCTTGATGTCAACTTCTTTGCCTTCTGCCAATGCTTTTGCGACTTCTTTTCCAAGTCCGTGATAATCATTGATTGAATTAAAAGACTTTATATTTTTTCCAATAATATACTTCATACATAAACCTCCGTAACGGTACAATTAAACGACATATTAGCGCGAAAGATGTCAAGATTTTCTTCGTCTTGTTCATATTCAATCGATTCAATACGTCCATCGTGATATTTATAAACACCTGACGGAGAATAATGTGCGTTGTTATGAATCAATCTTTTTACGTTTTCAGCCGTTGAAATTAAATTTTCTTTTACTCTTTTGAATCCTCCGCCGCGTATCAATGTATATATAATATTTATAACATAAGAACGCGATTGTCCACTTGCAAAATGCTCGATTAATGTATCTTCTGTTGGATCAAGGACAAAAGATTGGTTTCCGCGATGTTCATCAATGACCGGGATATTGAATTCATTTCGCATTAAATCTTGTAATGATACCATTACATTGTCATATAATGTATTTTGAAACGAATCTGCATCATTTGAACCAAAGTCAAAGGTGTTTGATTCTTCAGAAAATAGATTATGATTTTCTGCAAAAAGTGGCGATTGTAAAGTTGCCATTAAATGCGCTCCGCTTTAGCGTGTTTGACTGCCATAGTTCGTGAATCTAAAACGCCTGAGATTTCAAGTTCCCATTCGTCATTGATAGTATATACACCGGGCGAAAATCTGACCGCCATTCCTCGTCCTATATCTTGAAACGATCCGTCAATTATCTCGGCATCTTTTACAATTGATGTTTTCAATCCGGTATCGTCAGAAACAAACGTTGAATATTTAACAGAAGAAGCCGAACCCGTTGCAAATGTCCCGGCGGTTGTTATGATAATTTTTACAACATCCCAATCAACGCTTGGCGTTCCTTTGACATCAATGATTGAACCGGTTGAACTTGCATTAATTGATATTTCGCGAAGAATACCATCGTGCTTCGCCATTCCCTCATCTTGATATAAAGCGATTTCGCCTTTTCTTATCATATCCAAAAAGCCGGTTCCTTCTGGATTCATTGCTTTGTTTAATATTTCTTCTGATTTTTCAAAGTCAAAAGGACGAACAAGATCAGAACAAGCAATTATTGCGGTACTTCTGACAATTAGCTCGGGCCAATTGTTTCCGGTTGCTGATTCCATTCCAACACCTTTGCGCGGATAGATTCCAAATGGAACGATATTTCGCACCATATCAGAAGCTTTTTTTACTGCTTCAAGTTTTAAATCTTCCCAATCGCGACCGCCTTCAATTACCGAGCTATTCAATAATGTTGTTGATGAGTTGGTCAAGAACAAACTTAGTAATCCGGTTGATGAATTATAATTGTATTCTTTATTTGAGTTTGGTGTATCGGTTACGCTAGTTAATTCTTCGCCATCTTTGAATAGTTGTGTAACGTGTCCGGAAGAATAAAGATAATATAAATCAGTTGTTCCGGAGGATTGCCAATCGCTTTGCAATACACGGCGCATATTATAATTATTTATATTTGGTTCTATATATTGCAAATCTGTTGTTGAATTTGCGTACACCGCTTCGTAACTACTCATAATATTTAATCCTGTTTTTTTCTTGCATATTTATCTTGACGGGGATTTCCAAATCGTTTATTAATGCTAATAGTTCAACAATATCGATATAATGTCTTTGTGGTTCATCATTTAAGGCGTTTATATCTATCTTCCCGGCCTTTTCTTTTATTATGCGAATGTTATCATCAAGGTTCATACTTTGATTGCCCTACGGAACCAACCAAACCAAAACTTTTCTTGCGAAGGTTTGCGAATGACTATCTTTGCAAATTTTAAAACGCGATAAGCTCTCAATCTGTCAGGCTCAAGGTTTTTACAAGCTCCGATCGTAGCCGAACCAACTAATCCATCTTCTTTTATCTTGTAAGTGTTTTTTCCATTACAAGCTTGTTGTAAGACTTTCGCAGCTCCGCGCCTTCCAAAGTTGACAACCATATCAAAGTAAACTTCGCGTAATTGATTTGGAAGTTGTTCAGCTTTTGACGGAACCCAATAATCTTCGTAATAGATTTGTTTAGCTTGGTCAATAGAAAGATTCTTAATGTCTAAGTCCGGATATGCTTTTTTCGATATGCCAAGATTTGTTTCGCCACCCGCGTCGTGCTTGTCATTCACATAACCGCCTTCAGATTCCAAGACGTGATCTATTATTTCATCAAATGTCATTTTTTCCAAGCTATCTTTAAAAGTGCGCCCATTACGTCCAAAATCTCTTTCATTATCTGTTTGCGTTCTTCGCTATCAAGTTTGCCGTCATCTTCATACGCTTCTTGTAATGCTTTGAAAACTTCTTTTAATTCGTCAACAAGTTTCTTGTATTTTAAACCGACCATTGTCGCGCCACCGGCTACAACCAATCCCATCAAATAAAAGAAATTTGTCCAATTGAACCAATCTAACATTTTATTCTCCTTTGAATAAATATGCGATGAATCCGCCAAAGATAATTGACAAGACCGATCCGACACCTTGTATCGCTGACATTTTATTTTCTAAAGCTCTAACACGTCCGTTCTGCATTTGAATCTCAAGTTTTGTGTCCGTTGCTTCTTTGTGTACTGCTTCAAGTGTTGATTCTATCCTTGCCAATCTTTCAACTATATCGGTTCGATATTGTTCAGTTTCCGGCTTTGTCATCTTTTTTATTTTTCTTTTCTTGTGCTTCTAAAGCTTTTTCATAACCTTCAATTAAATAATTTAATTCGTTTAAGTTAGTTGTTAAGGTTTGTCTTTGCTTCTTTAGTTCTACAAGTCGTTCTTTTTGCATTTTGCCTCCCTATTATTTTATTCGGAATCAGCTTCTAATTTTTCTTGCCAAGCTTGTTTCACTTCATCTGTCCAAAGTGAAGATGCCATTCCTTGTATTTCATTTGATTCTGAAGAAACATCCATATCCGGAGTTAAAACCCTCCGCTCATATGAATAAGAAAGTTCTTTTCCATTTTCAATTATTGCCGTTCTTTTTCTTTCGTTGATATGTTTGTAAGCACTTCTTATTTCATAATCATAAGTTATTTGTTTTTCTAATGCCATTTTATTATCCTTTACTTTTTATTCTTTCCATCTTAATTATCCAATTAAGTTTGAATTTTTTTAATTAAATAAATTTACACACTATAACAAAATGAAAAACTAAATTCAGTTGAGCCTGTTATTGTGTTTGCGTTTAGATATGACCACCCGGAGTTATCGGTTGTCATTTGTATTGAAGCCGTGTTTTGACCACTATATGAAGATATGTGAAGCGAATTTACAGCGTCATCAAAATTACAATTTTGTATTGAAAACGGGCCAATAAATCTTTCTGATAGATCAGTAAAATCCCCAACCGTAAAAGGCAAGTTCAAAAACAGAGTTCCGGAAGGACTACTTACCGAACTAACGCCAACTTCACCGGAAACAAAGACTTTTCTTCCTATTTTCACATAATGAGCTTCGTTTTTACCTGAAACGAAAGTAATACTGCCACTTGACATTGACGCTGTAATCGTGTATGTCCCTTCTTCGTAATCATCTAACGTGTTAGCGTCTGCATCGGCAACTTGTGACGCGGGGAATTGAATTCCTGCATTTGGAATTACTGCTCCTGAAAAAGTAGCATCTCCGGAGCTGCTTATTCTCATTCTTTCAGTTGCTGAACTTGCACCATCTGCAGTTGTTTTAAAAACTAATCTTCCCGGCATATCTCCATTTCCGGGAGTGCCGTCTACTTCTGAATGGATTGATGCTGCAGTTTCATAAGAAGGGTTGCTTGTATCATCTATTCCTTGAAATACAATACTTCCCAAACTATCATTTTCTACAACTGCAGTCAATGTTGAAGCGTGTTTGCTTTTTCTAACAATAATATTTGCACCATCAGAATTTGCATCTAAATTGTCAAGATAGATATTAGAATCAACGCCCGAAGCTCCAGCAACAGAAAGCTTTCCCGTTGGCGAATTTGTTCCCAACCCGACTTTATTTCCTGAAGTATCAACAAACAATGTGTTGGAATCAATATTTACATCACCGGCAACGGTAAGCGTTGAAGACATATCAACCGCGCCATTCATATCGATCGTGGTTGCGTTTAATTCTAATTCTGTATCGGATACTAGATCAAGTACACCGTCCGCGCTTTGATGTATATATGTTCCGGTATCTCCAAATTCTAAACGATTTGTTCCGGTCATCATCAACGCATCGGTTGCTATTGTAAATCCGAATGTTGTTTCGTTGTCGCCGTCCTTTACTGAAACGTGCGTTGTGCCATTTCCTCCGCCATCTCTGTCAACGTGTAAAAGTTGTTCGTATGAGGAAGCAATGCTTTGTGAGCCTAATGCTGCCATTTTTTATCTCCTTTCCATAAGATAAGTTGCACGGCTATTCCGTGCGGTTTAATCAATAAATGCAAATTTTCTTTTTTCTTCTTCAAATTTTGTCAAAATACTGCCAAAGGTTATGTATTCGCCAAGCTCTTTCAATCCTTCGGTCACGTCGTGAACGTCTTCGCCAACTAAGTTTTGACCGGCTTTTTTCAATGCAACAGAAATCGACATAGCTTCCTCTGTGGGATCGCCCGGGCCTTCTAAGTCTATTGCCCAAAGTTTTAACATTTTCATCAAACTCCCGGTGTATCCAAGTTCTTGCAATCCCGCCCTGATAGCGTCATTAAATGACATTGCATTGGTTGTCCCGGCTACATCAAGGAAGTATTCTTTCAATACTGAATTTATATGTCTTTTACTTCCTAAAGCCATTATTTAGCCTTTTTAGCTTTTTTCTTTTTAATCTCTTTACCGTCCTTATCGCATTCGACAAAACGTTCTTTCAAAGATTTTAGATCGTGACGTTCTTTGTCGTATTCGAAGATTATTCCTGATTCTTTTTTAAAATACATTTCTTTTTCTTTCCCAAGATAGGGGCGGATGAACCGCCCCGTATCATTGTTTTATTTAGCTAACGTCTGAAAGTATAGTTACACCAAAAGCGTCTTTTACTTCGACTTCGCCCCAAAAACCGGTCGCTACGTACTCAGTAGAACGGAAAGAAGCGTTTCTTTCTGTTTCAATACGCATTAGACCTTCAGGGCCAACCGCTAATCCCATCGCACCGGCTGAGAACATAAAGGAAGCGGTATCTCCACCGGATGAAACATCATCATCAATTTCATTTGAGAAATAAATGTCGATGCCACCTAATGAAGTAACGAATCCACGTGTCAAGAATTCTTGACCTTGTTCGCCTAATAGTGAAGCGGGTTTTGAGTTTGAACCGGTGACTGCAACGTCTACAAGTAAACCTTGTAAACCTTTTGCGCCAAAGATTCCTTTGTCACTCATAACCAAGTTATAAGGCGCGGGAGCATTTGCGGCTCTTAACTGTCTTAATCCACCAAAGATGTGGTCAAGTGTCAATTGTGTTCCGGCTCCGCACTCAGTTTGTGAAAATGACTTTCCAAGTGTCACAAGATCATTGTCGAGCTTCGCAGCTACGGCGTTTCCTAAGATTGCGCCGGTATTACCTGCGATGTCGTCAGCGTTACCCATAACGGCAAGGTCGGTCACATCTGCACGTATAACGTGTTCAGATACAGTCGCGGTTCTTGCGGTTGTTGTAATACTTGTTACTGTTGAATAGTCTGCACCGTCTGTGGCTGCGCCAACTGCTGATGAAGCAACTGCGCTATATTCAGGCCATTGAACGGTTATTGCGCCCGGAGGGCATTGTTTAACGGATACCAAGGGGAACATAACGTTGGTTTCATTGAAGGCAATAATTGCATCTCCAATGACTTTATCCAGACCACCTTGGGCTACTCCGGTATCGGTTTCAGCCATTTTTTAGTCCTTTTCTTTATTTGGAGGAACCCAACCGCCAAAATACTTTTTGGTCGATACGCGTTTTCCACGTTGTGCATTGTTCGCTCGTTCTTCTAATTCGTCAATCATTGTTTCGTATGGTACTTTCTCGCCTTTTATTGTGGCGTGAATATCTCCGTCCGGAAGATTCTTTTCTTTCAAATCTCCCTTTGGATCGAGATCGACTCCGAATGGTTTATACTTATTTGCCATAGCCAATCATTATCCCTTTTTTAACCCGTGTGCTTTGCTTGTAGCTTTTCGGATCACTTTCGGCCCATTCTTTCATAGAAGTATACCCACCATATGAACCGGGAGATTGATTATCAACCTTGACCGGTGTTGCGGTAGCGTATTCATTCGCGAGGTCTTCCAATACATCTATTGGGTGTCCTTTGAACTTTTCTTGTTTTGATTCAGGCAAACGCTCAAGCAATGCTTGACGGCGATTTGCTTCGTAAGTTTCCAAGCGTTCTTTAAAAGGCGACAATGATTCAACTTGATTTTGAAGTTCTGCTATCAATTCATCTTTCTTCCCGTCTTGTTGCATTCTTTCTTGTCGTCTTTTTTCTTCTTTTGTTTGAAGTTCGGCGAGTTGCGATTCAAGTCCTCGAATCTTATCTTTCTTAGCCATTACTTCTCTTAACAAATCCGACTGCCCGGAAGTGTCGGTTGTGGTCTGACCTTTAGCGGTCAACTCGTTGCCGTTTGCTTCGGCGTTCTCTTGTACGTTTTCTTGCACTGATTCTGACATTTTTTATGCCTCCTCGTTGTTATTAATAAAATTATCCAATTTTAATACTAACCTTTTTACTTGCGTATTTTTGTGAATTACGATTTATGTAATCACTTAATTCTTTTATGATCTTCTTTTCATTGACATCATTGACACCAAATATATTGCGTCCCTTATCTGCATTCCCTTTGACCTTTAATCCATCGCGATATATTATATCGACACCTACATTCGTTGCTTTATCTGCTTTTATACTGTTTAGCATTGTTCCGGTCAAACGTAGATTCGGAGGGTTGACTTGTCTTGACTTTGAAACACCTTTTGGCCCGGCTTTTCCTGCAGCTTTTCTCGTTGGATAATCTTCTGCAAAAATTGTTTTTTTTGTCCCATCTTTTAAAGTTTTAGTAAACCAAAAAGGTGAATGTGTTTTGTATTTTGGGAATCTATATCTTTTTCCGGTGTTTTCATTTGTTCCAAATCCCTTATCCGAATCTTTTACAATCCTTGTAACTGTCTTTCCGCCAATAGTCGCCCAAATCTTTCTTGGTATTGTTATAATATCTTGCGCCTTCATT